GCGGAGCCAGTTGGTCGGTGCCAGACAGAACGCCAGTCGAGTCAGCAATGCTGCTCGTATACGTGGCCAGATTGTTGATGGCGATAACGCCATTCTTCTGGGTTGAAAGTATGTCTGATAGTGAGACAGTCATCAGAATTTACCGTCTTCTTTAACTCGATAACGGATATTACCAATACGCCAGAAACTACCGACGTCGTTGCTATCGAGTTTAATCGATACAAGACGACCTCGGAATCTTGGTGAAATGAACGTCGTGTTCTGAGTCAGCGGATATGGGCCATACGTTTGCGGCGTTTGGCCAGCGTAGTCAGTCGTCAAGAACGTGAGATTTACGGTCGCATTTTGCGAGCCTTCGTAATAGCCCCACTTCATATCCGGCCACACTTGATCGACGAACATCTTCACATCGGCGTTCGTCATCGTGAAATAACCGGTCTGAAAACTTGACAACATTGCCTGACCATCAGCGTCAGTCGACGTTTCGTGCTGATAGATATACAGCGTGTTTGGATCTGCGCCGATCGGCGGGCCCAGCACAGACTGATCGATCCATGCCGAACGGGCCATGTTGCCAAAGTCCCACTGCTGAAGGAACACGTTGTACTTGACGTAGGCGTTGATCTCGCCGCCGTTGCTCATGGTCGGATAGAACCACGTAATCTCGCCAAAACGAGAGTTCACGGCGACTCGAATCTTGTCGAGTTTGGTCTGGTCAAGATCTTGGAAGATCACGTCCCAGACAGGGCAGGCGACCGGCGTCACGCCCTCGCCAGAGAGTTTGTAGAACTGCGACGGGCCCATCCAGTACACGTTGCCAGCGATCGATGCCGCAGCCTTACGAGCAATCAGGCCGCAGCCTGTGCCGATCTCGTTAAACGAGTACACGAACGGCGGCCCAACGTACTGCATCGCCCAGCAGGCAAGATCGGTCCATACCAGACCCTGCTGCGGACCCTGAATGCAGCCGACGATGCGCGAGCCTTTCGGGATGCGGTACGAGCCGGCTTGGTTGGTAACCGTGCCTATCCAACTGTTGTAGTTGTTGACATCGCACCAACGAATCAACAGCGGGTCTTGAATGCCGGTGAACGTCGATCCCCACGCAATGATTTGACGCTGTGGCATGGCCACGAAAATGCCGTCATTAATTGTTGGGGCTTCAGGGATAACGTTTGCTGTGCCAGCGCCGGCAGTCGGGTTCCACTCTACAATCGGCTGATACAGAGTGCCGTTGACCGGGCAAGCGATGAGGGTTTCGCCCCAGTTGTCCAGCGTCCAGTCGGTGGCCTCGAACGGCAGGCCGACCGAAGCCGTGCTAGTACCGGTGCCGTAGCCACCAGAGCCGTATCCGCTGCCGCCGTAGCCGTAGCCAAGAAGCGTCGGGCCAACACCGAATGCATATGCAAATCGAACATCACCGCCGTTGATAAACGCGTTGGCTGTTGACGACGGCAAGGTAGTGGCAAAAATCTCAAACGTGCTAGTACTTGGAACCGCCTGCACGATGTAGTTACCGAACAGCGTGACGCCACCCAGCGTAGTCGAAACAAGAATAGGGTACGTGTCACCGACAGAGAACCCGTGATCAGGCAGCGTCACTGTTACAAGTGACTGGCCGGCAATGACGTCAAACTCGGCTACAACAGGCAACGCCGAGGTTGATGGCGCCAGTTGAGGATTGCCAAAAATGTCCCGGGCAATGATCTCGTATTCCGTCGAACTAACAGGGTAGGTTCGATAGTTTCCAAACAGGATCAGTCCGCCGACAGCAACATGAGTTTGAATGTAAACCGAGTCAAACTCAGTGATGTCTTGGTTGACGCTATCGGTGATCCGAACAACCGCGCTGCCCGCAGTCGTATCAAACACAGGCGAAATATCAGTCGTGCCGGTGCGCGGCGAAATATCAACCTGAGCGCCATTGGTGATGACAGTTAATTCAGCGTATCCAAGGCCCGTGATGTTCTCTGTACCAACGGCAAGGTGAGACTTGTTGTTGGTGTCTTGCCACGCCCAGAGAGCGCGCACGATAGCGTCGATTGTGTTGTCGTAGAACTTGGTCCATCCACCTAATTTCTGGATGAGGCCAAGCCCTTCGCGATCGTAAATAAAGCGAATGAGGTTAGAAAACGAAATACCCGCCTCGTTAAGGGCCGGCGTTTCGTTTTGATCAACTCCGGGTTTGAGTTTGACGGAGGCGTGTGGCATGGGCTACCTCGTTGGGGTAGCGGCCACAGACGGTCCCATCGACGACCACGCCGATGCCTCAAACTTCTTTCTCGCCTCCTCAACAAATGCGGATTTCAGCAGGTTCTGGTATTGGAGTTCGTACGTCGGTCCCATACTGGGATCGTTCGCCGCGGGTCCAAAGTTACGCTGGAACTGGCTGATGTAAATCATGGATGCCTGAATCAAAAGATCCGGCAGATAAGTGCTGATAAAGGTTGTGCCCGACGCTGCAGACAGAGTCGTAGCAAACTTATACAGACTCGGGAGTCGGATCGTGCCGTTCACAACTACGCTGTAATTGTTATTCGAGTACGGGCCGAAAATGATGTTGTTGAACGTATTGCCGCCGCTGGCCTGATCGCCACCGAGCATGGCGAAATACTGCGGCTTGGCGGCATACGACGAGTCGTTATAGAGGTTCTGCAGCCACTCTTTGGTGACCGGAACCATCGGAGTGCGAGCCGTTCCATCGACAACCGCGATTGTTTGGATAGTCACAAAGTCATCCACCGGCAACTGCAACAAGTTAGTGCCGATTGTTATGTTGTAATTAAGACTAGTCTGCGACGGCAGCAAATCCAAATCACGTTGAATACGCAACTCGGCGTAGTTCAACATCTGGGGGATTAAAGTGTTGAAATCCGCGTCCACGCCCACCACTACGCCTGCTGACGTAGTAGTGTTAACAACGGCCAGTGTCGCTATCTGAGAGACATAGTCGTTGTAGGTAAGTGGATTCGTTGCGGCGGCCATAGTTACTCGACTGCAATCTCAATCGGTGGCGACTGAAGTTTAATCTGCTCCATGCCCTGCTCCTTAATTTTTAAAAGAAGCGGGTACGTACCAGAAGAATTCGGCATTTGCCCCAAAAAGGTCAAAATTGAATTTACTTCGTCAACGGTCAATTTTATTGCGATTTCCATTTTTTACCACACCCACGATACAAAACTGTACCTAGTTCCAGATTTCACCGGCTTGACTTCGTGCGGGTAAAGAAAGTTGCTTGGAAATACCAAGACTTGTCCCGCCTTCAGTTCAACATGCTCACCGCACAGAATGAATTCGCCGCCTTCATAATCGTTATTTAAAGAACCAAGCACGGTCAAAATTGGAACGCCTTTTTGATTGCCATCAAATAACGTATAAATGTGATCGCAGTGCAATTTCATTTTTGTTGATTCGTTGTAGCGATTGAACCTTGATAAAGAATATCCGGTCCATCCGCAAAACCAATCTTTCATATACGACATGTCTTTGAGCACGTACTGTTCAATAATTTTCCAGATTTGCTCGTCAAGTTGCGCTTTTAGCGGAACTTGTTCTTTTGAAACAGAAAGTTCGTGATCAAATGACTCTATTTCTTTTGTTTTTGAATTGTAATAACCATGCAAATCCCAACTAATAGTTGAAAGACTTTTGGTTATTTCATTGCAAAATGACTCGTCAAAAAACCCCGAGTACTTTGCAACATAATCTTTTAGTTGAGTATTAAACATGGAGAGCCGTTAACGATTTGTCTTCCCCAATATTGCCAATCGGGAAAGTATTAAAAGATAGTGATATCCGAGTATCACTTCCTTCTACTGTTTCAACCATGTGAGTAAGGCTAGAAGGGAAAAGTATTAACTCGCCAGAGTTAACTGGAATCCACCATGAAATGCTATTAAATGCGTTATAGTTTTTAACTGGCAATATAATTTGCTGATATACGTTTTTGTAAAAATAAATTTTATCGCTCTCACGATTGGCATTTATATACAAAACGCCTGACACAAACGAATTAGGATGCTCATGTTTGTGATGATATTCACCGGGCTTAGTGTAATTAAGCCAAGATTGCGTTAAACGCAGAGACACACCCTCTTTTGGATCATGGATGCCAAGTAAATACTTGGCCACGCTTGCTTCTATAAATGCCTTGAGATCTGCCATTGCCTCCTGAGCCAATACATAAGTGTCGTCGCTTGTTGTATTGCCCATGTTTTTAAAGGTCGGCTGCGAATTTACAAACGCCAATTCCTCGGCGGTGAAATCCCGTCCAAGTTCAAATTTAGCAACAGCCGTTGGAAATACGGGTATTAAATTCACGCAACTCGCTCACCACCCTGAACAGGTGCAGTCAAAATCGTATTTGCCCGATCTTGCGTCAACAAGTTTTTAGAGACAAGCAAGTTAATGCCGTCAATAGTGCGGGAATTATCAAGATCAATTTTATTTGCCGAAGCAAATCTATCTAACCAACCCTGCACTTGAACATCTGACTTAGCCGCAGCCAGAACACCTTCGTATTCAGCCTCAGTAAAGCGGTCAATCATTGCCAACTTAGAAATAATATTGGGCAATGGAGGAGGCAGAGGCGGAGGCGAAAATACGCCGCTTGAATATCTCCACCCGCTTGCAGGTTTTGGTTCAACGCTATCGACGCAAATCCACATACCATCTGTATCAAGTGGAGCATCGGCTATGGCGATGCCATCAACAATGTCGCCTTTTATTACTGCATAAAGTCCCATTGTTTAATCCTCAGAAATAAAACCGAATTGCAGCAAATCCACTTCCACCAGCGCCACTAGTAGCATCGCGAGAACCGCCGCCACCGCCACCGCCGTTACCGCCGGTTCCGCCGTTTGTGCTATTGGGGTGACTGCCAGCGCCAAGCAAGCCACCACCGCCACCGCCGCCTTGAACTGTAGAGGGAGCAGTACCGCCTGCAAAGCCTGTATAACCCCAGATAGAAACAGCAGTAAGCGATCCACCAGTACCGCCTGTACCGGCAGGAGAACCGCCGGGCATTTCACCACCGGCTCCGCCACCACCGCCATATGAGCCAGCGCCGCCGGGAGCACTAGACGCCTGAAAGCCACCACCGCCGCCGCCGTAACCACCGGCAATTGAAGCCGAATTATTAGAAACTCCGCCGCCGCCACCACCGCCAAAACTGCCGTTTTGACCGGGAATTGAACCTACGCCGGCTCTACCTGATCCAGCAGAATTATTGCTAACGTTGGTTGAGTCTGCGGTTGTTGTATTGTCTTGCGGATAAATTGACCACAAAATGTTGCCAATTGGAGGGCTGCCTCCATGTCCGCCATTATTTTGAGCATTTGATCCGGCAGCGCCGCCGCCGCCGCCAGAACGACCGTTCTTACCTATGGCAGGAATAGATCCGGGGGATCCGCCGCCGCCACCGCCGCCGCCTACTTCAGCATACCGCGTGCCAGCAGACACAATGTAAGTCGGCGACCCCGGATTTCCACCGCCACTAGCACCACCTGCCCCAATAACCACCTGCAACGGCTGGCCCGTCACCGGGATTTCTATAACAGCAGCGCCTCCAAAACCACCACCACCGCCAACAGCAGCGCCGGGAGCATTACCGCCACCACCGCCACCGCCAACGAGCAGCGCCTCAATACGCTGTACGCCATTAGGGACAGGAATCGTTTGCGAAGTCGTAATGGTCGGGGTTTGCGTGTATCTGGTGATACTGCCGCCCAAAGCGCCAGTACCTGCACCTTGGAAAGTACCGAAGTTCATTAGAAGTCTCCAGCGCGGGTTACAAGGACGTTAAAGGTTTCGGCATTGTTGGTCGAAGCCTGCAAAGACCAGCCGTTTTCAAGCAACAAAGCCTGATTTAGCAGGGTGTAAGACCATACCTGCACCGTGGTGCTGGGCGTGACAGCGGAAACCAGAATTTCCTGCCACAAACGGATGTTACTGCCGTCGCTGATGAAAAGGCGGACGACGCCAGCCGTAGTAGTAGCGGTTGCAACGATGCTGATATCGTCGATGCGGCTGCCGTTTGCAGCGCCCGTCATAACGGAAACGATCGTACCGGTGCCGTTACGGGCAGTGTTAGCGACAGAAATTTGTGCTGACGCGTTTTGAACTGTTGACGCGTATTGAGCAGTGGTTGCCATGTGTATTTACCTCAAACGATGCCGTAAGATTGAACAATAAAGTCCTGAGCGCCACCGGTGCTAGTATTAGCAATTGTAATACTGCCTGACCCGTTTGTGATGCTTATACCAGAACCCGCTGTCAAAGTCGCTTTGGTCAGCGTGTTCCCGGTCGAATTACCAATAAGCAGTTGCCCATTGGTATACGACGTCTGACCGGTGCCGCCCTGAGCGACTCCCAAGCCCGTCGTAAAATTAATATCCGCGTCCGGCAGCGTGATGGTCCGGCTCGCCGATAACGTGGTTGGAATAAGGGTCGAGGCGTAGGAACTAGATCCACCAGCCCGGCCTGCAATAATGATGGCATCCTGTGTCGCGGCAGCCTCAGATCGAATGGCATTTGCCGCCCGGAACGTCTGAGCCGCAGTAAACGTATTGCTTACGTTAAATACCGCAATGTTTGCCCCGGCAAGTGTAGACGCCCCGGTGCCGCCGTTTGCAATTGGCAAAATGCCAATTACCTGAGTTGTCAGGTCAACCAATCCAAGCGACTGCTTTAACGAGCCAAAAGTGTCAAAAGTTCCGTCTGTTGTCCAAGTATCGCCGACGGACAAAGTGACTTTTGCAATGGTTCTCAGGGTGCCGTTATTGTCATAAGACACCGTTACAGTGACGGCCGCGGTATCCCTGTTTTCAATCGTAATGCCTTTAACAATACGACGCGTCGACGCGCCCGGGGCAGGGACAAGCGTAACCTGAGTGGTTCCGTTTAAAGCGCCATCATTTGCGCCTTCGGTAAATAAAGCCCCAGTGCTATCGCCATATGCCGCGGTGAAATCCGGGTTAGTCGTTGCCGCTGGGCCCGACATGGCAACAACGATGGATTTCGTAGTTGCGTCTAAAACTAAAATTCCCATGTTATTACCTCAGGAAATAAACCAAGCAAAGGCACTACTGTTTATGCCACTGGATGCAGCGATCGTAATAGTGCCGACGCCGTACGTAATAGATATTCCGGTACCCGCAGCAAGAGACTGCCATGCCGGCGCAGCGGAGTTGCCGCCAGAAGTCAGGATTTGATTGGCGCTACCATATGTCGATCCGCCGACACCAATCTGACCGACAGGGCCAATCCGCAGCACTTCAGATGGAGACGCTAAGCCCGTAGCCGTAAGACGAAACGAGGCATATGTTCCTTGGGCCGTATTCGTGAAGTTTTCGGCTGCCGCAAACTCCATGATGCCGGTGGATGCGCTGTTATATGCAGATGTGCCATATCCGCGGCCGGTAAATTGAGAAAGGGTGTCTCCAGATTGAGTTGCCGTTGGAGAGGTAGCCGTTCCACGGGCATGACGACCCGTATATACCGAATAGTTTCCAGTGCCAAAAGAATCCTGCGTGATGCGCGTTTCGGCGTTGTCAGCACCGACAATATGTATGTCAGTTCCCGCAGGCAGTGCGCCCGGCGGAAGAGCCGTTTGAGTTGGAGAAACAATCGTCAATACTGTCGACGGCGTCGCAGTATTT